ACTCCATGAGTACTGAAATCTCCAGATTGGTAATAAATACCTTTAATATCCAAATAACCCTTTGTTCCAGATACTACACTATTTGAAATACTAGCATCCGGAACATAAGTAAAATATCCTGTACTATCATCAAATCCAAAAAATCCTGATTTTTGATTTGCCGTTCCTACACCGGTATTATAATCAAAAGCAATACCTCTATCGGTATTTGTATCATAGGCATGAGTTACAATTAATTGAGTTGTTGAGGTAATTCCAGAACTTGTGGTTCCAGTAATTGTAATAATCTTTGTTGATGTATTATATGCTGTAATAGTAGTCAGTCCACTATTAGGTAAAGCAGCATTACCTGAAATAATATCACCAGTATTAATTCCAACAACGGAATCCAAAGTAATTGTTGAAACACCCGATGCAACTGTTGCAATTACGGTTCTATTACTTGTTACATCACCTAGTGAAATAATTGAACCATTTACAGTAACACTACTGGAGTCTACTGTGGTTGTTGTTCCATCAACTTGAAGATCTCCCTTAATAATAACTAGCCCTTGATTACTTAATCCGTCAGGATATGGGTCAATGTATAATACATTTCCGCCACCAGATCTAGTTGAAATTACATTTGAACTAATTCCAATATTATCAATCGTAACTCCACCAATATTGGTAAGACGTCCGGTATGAGTAAGTATTCCTGTAATTGTTATAGTGTCTGTTGATTCACTCCCTAGAGTTGTATTACCATCAACTTGAAGATTTCCTGTGAGTGTTAAATTTGAACCAGATTGATTTCCAGTTACATCTAAAATTCCGCCAATATAAACATTCTTTGCAATACCAACACCACCGGCAACTCTTAATGCACCAGATGTTGTAGTTGTTGCATTTGTAGTTGCGGCAATCGAAACAAAGGAAGTGTTTGAAGTGCTTGGGAAAGTAACACTTGTTGCAGAAGATGTTGCACCAAGATTTAGTATAGTCGCATTTGGAACACTTAAAGTCGCATTACGAATGGTTGCAATACCTGTCGTAGCACCAATACTAATTGCAGTAGCAGCACCAAAAGCATTAACTGTAGTAGCAGTGGTGTTATAAAGGTTCTGTGTTGCATTTACACCTACAACGGTATTAGGTCTTAAGGTTAATGTTGCAGATGTTGAACCAATTCCTATTGTTGATGCATCACCAAAGGCATTAACTGTGGTTGCTACTGTATTATAAAGGTTTTGAGTTGTTTGGGTACCTACAACCGTTGGGTTGTTAATAGTTACTGTACCAGTAATAGAACCAATACCTATTGCAGTAGCAGCACCTAATACATTGGCAGTAGTTACAGTTGCATTAAAAAGATTAAGTGATGCAGTATTACTAGTAACATCCCCACCATCAATATTCAGGTCTCCAAGAATTTGGGTATCTCCAGTTTTAGTAACACTGAATTGTGTAGTACTTCCAATTTGAAGATCAATAAGTTTAGATGCTGCCGCAGAAGCAGTATTTGTAATATTTAATTTTATTCCATTAAATGTTACTCCACCGGCATTCCAAGTACTTGTGGCACTTAATATTGGATTATCTGTGGTTATTGATCCTTGGGTTATTGTTACAGACCCATTAACACTATTAACAGAAAATCTAGTAGTTGATCCATCAGTAATATCAAATGTTTGTGATTCACCTCCAATAAATTTTAAATCTCCAGTTCCAGCTGGATCTAATTCTATATCACCATTTGCATTTGTAGATGAAATTTTATTTGCATCTAATGTTAAGTTATCGACATTCCATTGATTAACTTTACGATTCTGATCAAGAATAGCAACAAAACCATTTGCACCAATTGTTGGATTGGCTTGATCCGCAACTAATCCAGGAGCAATGCTTAACAGATCTGTATAGTATTTACCACCAATTACTACTGGATCTGTATCAGCAGTATCTGGAGATGCTGAGTTATCACCTACAAATAATCTACCACCAAAATTGCCATGACTACCTATACCAATTGTAAGACCAAGTTCTCCATAATAAAGAGATCCTGGAGCAACAGTTCCTGTAGACCTCTTAATCCTGATTATGCTTGCCATTTTAGAAATTTCCTCCGTTGATGACTAAATTCTGTGTTGCGCCTGGGGTTAATGCTAATGTAGAGTCCCATTTACCGGTTATGGCATTATAAACAAGAATTTCACCACCAGTTGGTGATACAATATTGACATCATCCAATCCCTCCAAAGTTCCAGTTGTACCGGAAATAGAAGATACAACTTTAATAGCATTTTGCGAACCGACTCTAACTTTTATGTCTGCCATTTTTGTTATCCTGTGGTAATTCCAGCAGTAACAATTGCGCTACCTTCAATGACTCTAGTTTTTACAAATCCATCATTCACTAATATATCATAACAATATCTTCCCGGTTTCAATCCAGAAGTTATCGATGAACCCAAAGAAATTGTTAATTGTCCATTAATTGGGCTCGGAAAAGATACAGAAAATGATGCAGCAGTAGTCATAGAAGAAGAATGCTTCTTCATTTTTGAAGTGGCAGTATGTCCAGTTAAGTTTACTGGGGTATTTGCTACATTTTCAAGATAAAAGGTCTGAACAAAATCAGATCCAACATCAATTACTATGTTACTAACATATGCTGCCATTGGATGAAAATATACTACTTTCTAATATATTTATCATTTAGATAATATTAATTTTTTTAATAAATCTTTTATTTCGTCAATATCATTTTTAATCTTTATTACATCTTCTTCTATTTGTTTTGATTTTTCAATTTCTTTCATTTTATCTTCCTTTACTTTCAAATATTTTTGATATTCAAAGTCAGAACAGTTAATAATAGCATTGGTATTTTCATCACGAAATAAAAATTTATTACTTTCTACTGGTATCATGATTTAGTTGCAATTACTCGTAAATCTTTAATTTTTGGATATAATGCTTGATTTGTTCCAGACATTAAAATTTTAATTTGAAGTCCATTAAATAGTGGAACATCATTTGCTGTAAATTCATAATTTCCAAAATCATTAAAACCCAAAGAAGGAAGCACGAAAGTATCGGACAAACCATCATTGTCTTTTGGATTTATTACCTTTCCATTATTGTCTAAATTTTTATATCCTGGAAATAATTCAAATATTTGTTGATTCGATAATGTATCATCTCTGAATATTCTATATAATACTCTAATATCACTAGATGCGTCTCTATAAGCATCAAATAATACTTTTATACTATCTGCAGATTGTTTTAGTTTAATAATTTTTGAAATATAAATTGCTGCATGTGGGTCACGAATTGAACTATTTACTCTAGGGTCTTTTGCATAATTACTTATTGGTTTGTTTAATCTTGCCATTGTAGTAGTAATATTGACTCTATCTAAATCGATCATTGGCGATACTTTTGTATCCTTAGTAGAAAGGACCATTTCTAGAGTAAATGATTTTGCTCCTGGATAATTTAATAATTTTGCTTTTTCATTTATTTCTGAAGCAATAATTCGCGGTGAGGTTAAAATATTATCAGAAATTAAAGAAATATCTTCAAATCCTTGATCTACAAATGATATTTCATTACCATCAGCACTTGTTCCGGAAAAAGTTCTTATTTTAGCACTAATTTCTGTGGATTGTGGTAATAATGTTCCAACAATTGGTCTTACTATATTAAATTGGATATTTTGAGATGCTTTTGGTCCTCTTATAGATCCAACAACAGGCGAAAATGCTTCATATGTTCCTCCTGATTTTGTTTCATTAAAAAATAATTCAGGATGTGTGGCGTTATTTGCAGTAGATCTATTTAAACCTTCCGTTGTTTGGTCTAACTTGATGCTATATTCATCCAAATCGATATTATAATCATTAGAAATTGTATGAACTTTATTAATTCTTTTTAATGATACACCGTTCATTTCATATTTAAACACTAATTGATTAGCATCATATGACTCTGGAATAGTACCTCTGACGATTCCGGTTATAGTATTTGTTGCCACATCTGCCGATGTATATCCAACAATTTCATCTTTAATTAATATATAACCCGTATTTCCTGCACCTACTGGAATATTTTCAAACGTTGTAAGTATTCCAACAGAAGAGGTAAATGATATTGGATTATTGCCAGATAATGTTTTACTGTATGATGCCGATAATGATAATGGCGTTAAATCAGATTCAATTCCACTCAAAATTACTTTATTTTGTGAAGAATACATTCCGTGATTATTATGATTAACTTTAAATCTTAATCCATCCGTAATTTCAGAGACAGATGTTATATTCGAATTTGATATTACATTATTACTTCCATATTTAAGAGTTTTTGTTGGATCATTGCTAATTAATTGCCCTTGAATATTGTTAACAATTAAACTATTTACTGATGTAATAATTCCAGAACTGTTTGGGATACTTAATATAAGGTTTTTTCCAAGATTGTCTGTATTTTCTGGTGAAATAGTTAGAATGTCACCTTTAGCATAACCAGTTCCACCAACAGAAACTGTTGCTGCTACTGCTACTCCACCGTTTATGGTTAGATTTACTTTAGCTCCTCTACCAAAACCACTAAGACTAACCAAATCTGTATTTGAATATAGTTTTGAGGTATTCGTATATCCTGTTCCTGGATTTGTTATCGTTAATGTTCCTGGTGTTCCTGTGCTAATACCACCCAGAACTTTTAATAACTTTGAAGAAAAATTAGCATTATCTGTTTGTGTAATTTTAACACCAGAAACTAAATTAGATTGGTCTGCAGAAGAAATACTGGTCCCAATACCAATAAAACTCGATTTTGAATACATTTGAATTGGATTTGACCTTAATGATACAACTTGATCATTTCCAACATCTAAATTTGGATTATAAAATCTTACAGATGCAGAAGTAGTTACAAAATTTGCACGATAAAGAGTAAATTTCAAATCTTCATATTGACTTGAGTCCCAAGTGGAACCATTTTGAGATTTAAAAAATGATCCCAAAAGTGGTTGTTCTGAAACTGTTTTTTCGTCATTTGTTCCTATTGTAGAAACCACAATAGACTTCCTTCCGTCTCCTGCCATTGCAGAAATCCAAACTACATACTCTGTAGATGCAGTTAAAAGAACCAAAGCAAATTCGGTTCTTCCAAGGTAAACGGGAGATGGGAAGGTGAATGTGGTTGGAGTTAAACCAGTATCAGATACAGATACATCTTTTGCATCCAAAACAACTTCACCAAAAGGTAAAATTACTTGAGTAGGAGAACCATCACGCATCGTTCTAATTTGTAATGTAACTGGAAGATCAGATGTTGATTTATTTTTAAAGAAAATATCACACTTAGTTACAAATACGCCATTATTATCTGTAACTTCAAATGATTGTGCGAGAGGATCTACATATACAGTATTTTGTGTAGTTGTGAAATTATTTGAAATATTTGATACTAATCTAATATCTGTGGATTCTGATGATCGAGGAACATCAGTTTTTGCAGTTCTTGATATTTCTGCATTTCTAATACTTAATGTTACGTCTTCGACATTATCTAAAGTTCCACTAGAAGAAAAATTAGACTCAGCTTTACTTTGACTAGTAGAACCAGAAAATGATTCATTTGTTTTACTTGTAGATAATACAAATGTTTTTGTTCCTGTCGTAAATTGAGGTGCTGATGGAGAAATCGAATCTGGTATAAAGAATGACCCAATGAATACTCCTAAGTTATCACAAATTAATCTTAAATTTGAAACTTTTGCTTCTGCTCCACTACTTTTACCTATTAATTTCATTCCAATATCAATACATCCATAAAAACTAGATTCTGATTGTAATTCCAAACTTGCAGTATCAACATTCAATATTTTGGTAGTTGAAGAATATGATGAGGAAATTATGTTTTTTGCATCATATGGGTCTAATGTATATGGATTTTCAGAACTAATGTAAGGACCATATTTATGATTTTGGGTTGCTAATCTAAATCTAATAGATTTAGATCCTAATACTCCGGTAACAGTTTCTCCATTAGTAAAGGTCCCACTAATCATGGAAACTTCTAATAATTTTGGTGTTATATATTTCGTAACATCAACATTATCAAAAAATGCAGTAAATTGACTAAATGGCAAAAGTCTCTTTGCGATTATCTCAATATTTCTAGATCTCATAAATTTTACAATTTCTCTAGAAACTACTCTATCACCAAGATTTACAGAATCAGATTTTGGAGAAACTTTGTACTGTATTCCTTGTCTAGATTGATTTGTTGTTGTTGTTGTTGTTTGATTTGAAAAATTAATAAAACTATTTTGAAATGTATTAGTTGTAGTTATTGGAATTCCAAAGTTTTGTCCATCATTTGTAAATCCACCACTTTGAACTGAATTTTGTCCAACTAATGTACTTCCTGTTTGTGATGTAAAAATTGGATCACTTATTGATTGGTCAGTAACTCCAGACCAATCTGTTTCCCAAGCACCCCAATCTATTGGAGATAATCCAGTATTTGTATCGGCATTTAGTTGTTGCATTGCTGAAGTATATGAACCCTCAACATCTAAAGGTCTTTTTGTTTTTCTGGTTTCAATCCAGGTATCAGATGATGGATTCAGTTCAATACCACCTATCCAAGTCGAAACATGAAATGGATTTACATTACACTCTGTTGTTGCATATTCATTTTTAACAAGCACTGCTTCGGTATAGTTCAAACATATAACATCACCAACTCTTTTAATGTCATTAGACCCAAGATCTGTTACGAATCTTAAATCTGCATTTGGGTTTGAATTTTCTCCAATGCCAATATATGATTCTGACCCCAGTAAAAGATCAATCCCTACAGTATATGGTTGTGGTTTTAATTCTCCAGCATTTGCATCAACACTAGATTTATATTGAGAATTTGCAATATCACCACCATTGTATGATTTAAAATTATCTACAAAAAAACCACATTTAAATCTATCTAATTTTGTAGTTTCGTCTCTAATTGTTAAGTTTTGAGTATCAGACTCAAGTAAAGATAAAGAAGTGTAATATTCTACATTTGTAAGTCTTTTATCGAGACTCGAAATGTCTTTCATTCTATATCTTTTATGTGTCGATAAAGATATTTTTACATTTGATGTATCGAATACATATGCTGGCAAATATAAGGTTGCTATCTCTAATGATGTATCAAGTCCATTTGGTAGTTTTGGAGTAAGTGATGGAATTCCTTTTTTTACAATAAAAACACCATCTTTATCTAAAAATAATCTATCTATTCTAGGTAAATAATAATCATAAGATAAATTTATGTTTTTGTCTTTTGCGAAAATATCAGTCGATGAACCATTTGATGATTCAAATATTCTCGATCTAAAATCAAATGGCGAAAAACTTCCAGAGTAATTAGATATTCTTGGTCTACAATCCAAAACATCGGACAATCTAATACCATCAACAAATGGTATATCTCGTTCATAACGATCTTTGTCGTAAGAATTTACACCAACAAAATCACCAGTATCCGAAGAAGATATAGTATAATGATTATAAATTATTCTAATTCTTTTGGAAGGTTCAATACCATCAGACTTTCTTATAATTCTTGAAAAATCCAAATATTCAGATCTTTGTCCATTATCGAATATATAATTATTTTTTATATTTTTATCACCAGGAAACAAAGACGAAACAGATGCTTGAATTTTTGATTCCTGAAAAATGACAGTTTCATTTACGGTGAATAAATTTTCATTTAAATAAACCATATCAACTGTATTTGCTCCTACAGATGATACTAATGTTGCTACTGCCCCACTATCATTTCCTACAATTAACTCTCCTTTTACTGCGTTTAAAAGGTTTGATGATATATTTAAAAGTTGCAAACTTGGTAGGGATGGATCTCCATCTGTCGATGATTCGATAATTGCAATAATATTCGAAACATCTGGAACATTTAAGGAAATTTCTTCATCTTGAACTCTAAGACCATATGTTTGACTATGAGACAATCCATTAACGGAACTAGTAGATGTTGATTTATTAACAACAAGTGACGAACATCTATTAAAGATTTTCTTTTTAGTTTTGGTATTTATTTTATTTAAAGTATAAGTAAATCTTGCTTCTCCATTTTTGCTTATATTGAGTAATTTTTTATTTGAAATATCAACTTTTTGACTTGAAAGTTCCTCTACGGATCCATCTGTAAAAGTTAAATTGTAATCTTCTTCATCAAATGGAACAAAAGTTAAATCTGCAGAAGTTAATAATGAATTTAAAGAACATCCACCATTAGAAACGGTAACTGTCGAACTTCTTCTGATTGTAATATCGGACCCGGTTAAATCTAAATTAGCAACATTTGATTTGTTTATCTTAGAATACAAAGATACCTCTGAAGTATTTAAAACTTCAAGAGTAACTTTTTTGAGGTCATTAGTTGTAATTTGAGAACTTGGAAGATTTCCCGAACAAATTCCAGAAACAGATGGTAATGATACAATTGTTAAACTTCTACCGGAAGTATTAATTGCACTCACCTTATTAAATGTAACAACATTTTCTCCTGTTTTGCTGTAAGAAACAATATCTCCAATTTTCATTCCAGTATAAAAATTTTGATTTGAAGATGTGATTGTACTAATACCGCCGGAAATGCTAGAAATAGTAAATGTTGCTGCAGATGGTGCAATTGAAATATTATAAGAAAGTAATGGGTCACCAGTAAAAGATACTCCATTTCCAACTATTTGATGAACATCTGAAAAATTATAATCCCTAATATCAATAATTGTCCTTTCTATATTTTCATTTATTTCTATTGTTTCTTCTTTCACAAAAGAACCAGAAACCTGATACAATTTCATAGTAGATGATTCATTAATCGCATCGACAAGATATCCAGACGCTCCACTATTTTTTCCTTTAATAAATGCTGGTAATGTCTGAGATAAAGAAGAATTTAAGGTTAAAATTGTATATGTTTGTATATCATACAATGATATTTCATATTGAGTTGTTGCATTAACGTGTGGACTATTTTTTAATTTAAAATCATAAACTCTAGAAACGCCAATTTGTTCTCCCGAAGATATACCAGCAGTTACAGTTCTGCCATTGTATAGATTTATATGAGAATCTGTATTAAAACCAACTGGAACAGAACCGGTTACGTTATTTAAAATTATTTGTCTACCAAGATTAAATGGAATTGCTTGATTATAATCGTTTTCTGTAGTTCTTGACTTTTCAATATCAATTATTACATTATCAATTGTTTCTACTTCATAACCTCTTATATAAGCTTTTCCTGGACTTACTGAAAGGCAAAGTAAATCTTTTGATACTTGATTTCCTTGTTTTGTTTTTTGGCCTTCGAGATATATTCCATTATTTCCAGTCCTGTCATTTAAGCATTCCTTTGAATCTATATCAAATGGTTTAACATAATAATCACCACTTTCATCATATGTTCTTCTTGCAAATTCATCACGAATGAAACTATATTCTGTAGTGTCTTTAAATTTTAGTGGTATTCCATTTTCTACTCTTATAAGTTCAACAAAATTTTCATCATTTATATCTTCAATGCTTTTTTTGATAAATGTTGTAGATATTTTTAATCTATCTGCTCCTGGAGCTGCATAATTTGAAAAACCTTGAGCATTATCAAATAGGTCAAGATACTGATCAGATGCTGTAACTATCTCCTCATTAATTAATAAACCTATTCTATAACTTGGTCTATTTGTATATTGATCGAGTATTACTGTTTGCCTACCTACAGTTACAAAAAAACCATTAACGAAATAGATACCTTCTTCGATTTTAGCAGCGGAACCAACAGCAATAGAATTTGAAATTATTGAAGTTGCAAATGTCGTCCCACTTCTTATTGTTGATAATGAATAAGAAACATTTTCTAAAGATATTAAATTTTCTCCATCTACAAATGTTTTTGTATTAAAATCGACTGTACCAGAACTTTGATATTTAATGTAAAGTGTGTAGTTACCATTATCAGATTCTACATCTGTAATATAATTTTCTACTATTGCTTTAACTCCACTAGTTTCGCCCTGAATTGTTTTATTAATCAAATTATCAATATAAAGAGAAACGGGAAGACCCAAATGAGATTCATCTATTTGGACACAAGTATATTGTGGATCATATACTGCTTGTCCAGGAATAATCATCGCACCTTCTTTAAATAGGTGCCTACCAAATTTTTCAACTTGATTTTGTAATATTGACTGTAATGTTGTTAACTCTCTAGCTTGTATTGGAGTTCCGGGTTTGAATAAAACTCTTTGATAATTATTTGAATCAGAAAAATCATCAAAATATGGTGATACATTTAAATTGGTGTTTTGTGGCATTTTCTTTTAAAATTCCAATACGATTTTTACATCTTCTTTTTGGCTAGAAGATCTGGGAATTGCTGATCTATTATCTATGTATATGATCTCTCCGGATTTTTTATTATATTCTTCTGATGCAATACCGGATATAAAATTATTTCCGAGTTGATATGTTCGATTGTTTATGACTGTGGATACTCCAGTAAAACCGGAATCAATTGATAATGGTGTAGTTCCATTCATAGATGAACCAGTAATCAATAAACTACCACCAGACCCAGGAGATGAAGTAAATTTATTTATTTTATATCCAACACCAGTTGTTCCCAATCCAACTGGTTGGTAATATTTAAGAACTCCTGTAATGTTATCCCAAGATGCCACAAAACCAATCGCAGTAGATCCTGTGCTAATAGTTTGAGTAATTGTTGAATCTGCTGCATAAGTTGTAGCAGTTGTTGCTGATCCGGTAAATTTAAGTGCTTTTAGTCCACTTACTATAGATGTATTTAAAAGTTCTACTTGACTTCCGGTAATTGTTGGGTTTTTTATAATACCAACTCTTGCAAAATCATTACCAGAAATTATATCTGGATTTGATTCTAAAGTTTCATATCTAGAATATACAAGAACACGATGTGCTCCTAGTTCTCTGTAAATATCATATCCATGCCCACCTTTTGGTGGTATGATTACATCAAATGTAGCAAATGTTGAAGTACTATTTGTCAAATCTGTAATATCTGGAGCACCTGGTTCAAATTTTATAGTACCATAAGTATAACCATTTCCGCCGTCAGTAATATAAACTTCTGATACTTTTCCAAAAGAATCTGTAGTTATTGTTACTTCACCACCAGACCCATCTCCTAAAATTGGTATATTTGTAAATGTTGAAGATTTTGGTTCATATTTATCTCCTCTAGTTTTAATCACAACTGCGTGTATTTTTCCGTCTATAGCATTTTCTTTGACTGATATGCTTTCTCCATCTATTCCCCAATTTTCCGGAACAGGTATAAATTCAATTGAATCAAACTTTACAATTTCTGATGGTTTGATTGTATAAAGATATTTCCAAATATATTCATCTCCACTTGTTCCTGCTGCTCTTTGTTCCAAATCAACAAATATTGGTTGGTCATATGATGGTCTTCCGTTTGGATTTTCAAAATCTGTTCCATTTTGAATGCAAATATAAACTCTTAGATCTTCATTAACTACATAATAATTTGACTGATACAAACTTGATTGTTGTGTTACTGGTGTCCTATTGTAAATATGATAATCATGTCTATACATTTCATAAGTTGTTCCAGCAGTCCAAGTAATTTTTCGAATCATTCTACGAACATCATTCGTAGTGACCTTTTTCATTGCAATTATTGTATCTTTGATATCATTTTCCTCTTTAAATCCATCTAGTGGAGATGGACCAGTTCCCCAAGAAGATGATCCTCCAGCTAAAGGATTTGTAGAATTCGGTTGACCAATAAATGTATAGTATCCATTTGAAGTATTTCCAACTCCAACAAAACTTTTAACGAAAGTTTCAGCATTTAATATTCTAAATTGGTCAGATATAATAGCAGGCATTTTATTTGATATTTATATCTATTTATTTACTTTTAAACAGACCTCTAGTTCTTGTAACTTCCGGAGCAGTCGAAAGTCCAATTAAACCATTATTAGTGTTTAGTATAAATTCTTTTGGAGAACCAAGTGATCTATTTTCATAATCATATATCTTACCCCAACTATAATTTCCATAATAACCATTTGTTGTTATTCCGGGATTTATTGTAAAATCAATTCCAACCGGAATCGCTGGTGTTGGATTGGGAAGAAATCTACAAGTGACAGTTACAATTCCTACCACAGAGGAATTGATTGGTTTTTCTACTACTTCTGCATAATAAACACCATCGATAAATGAAGTTGCAGTACCAACAACAACATTATCAGTAGTTATACAAGTTAAGGCATGTCCACACTGAATATTGCTATTATATATCACAAAATAATCTCCTACCGAAATTCCACTTGATTGTATGCCATAACTATTAAGAGCAGAATATCCTATTCCCAATTGAGTATTATCATAAGATTCTGTTTTTAATTTAAATTTTATTCGTGGTATAGTATTAATTCCGGCAATTATTGTTAAAGAAGTATCAACACCTACTATAACACCAAAATCACCTTCTGCCTCGATTGATTTGATTTCTTCTATTTTTGTTTTTTCTGATTGAATTAATACTTTAGGTGGATCTGATTGATTATATCCAAAACCAGGATTTGTAATTGTGATAGATGTTACGGTTCCAGATGTTGCATTCGATGTTGCAGATGCAAAATTATAACTAGGAATAGAATAAATCGAAGTGGCCCCAAGTCCAACAGAAATATATCTATCTTCAACAATTGAATAATTAATATCTTTTAATGCATTTGATTGATTTGTAGATTTTTGAGTCCAATTTTGAAGATCGAATGAATAATATAATATCCCATTTGAATTTAATAATGTATATAAGTTGTAATATGAATTGTAATGTATATTTGTAAAATTACCAAAAATATTGGGAATAATTTGCACCCAACTAGTTCCATTAGTAGAAGTTCTAATTTCAGAATTATTACCAACAGTTATAAATTGAGATCCAGTCCAAATAACTTTATTTAAATCGCCATTATCTATATTCACCCAAGATGTTCCATCAATACTTCTTACTCCACCAGTATTACCAACTACAACAATAGAACCAATACCTACTGCAATCGATCTCAAATTGCTAGTTGTATTTGATGATACTAATTTAAATGAAGTACTGCCAACTCCAACTGCATCAAAAATCGAACCACCAGCACCAACACAAATCCATTTATCGTAATCTGATGAATATATAATGTCCGCAAGTGCAGCAACAGAAACACTTTCTAGTGGTTCTTTGCCTCCAAGAATATTGCTAAATTCGAATTTTTTAATTTCTGACCAAGATGATATTGTTGTACCAAATCCAACAGATCTTACAATTTTTCCTTGTTCTCCAACAGCAATATAGTAATTAGTTGCTCCCAATCCAACAGAATTGAAATTAATTGTTCCGGCATATCCAATATTTGACGTTGTATTGAATGATTTTCCATCTATTGAAGTTACCACAATTCCACTTTGCCCAACTGCAACTATAGGATTTCCAATAACCACTGATAGTAATGAAGAAGTCGTCGATAAACCGCTCGTAGGTAACCAATTAAAAATTGGTTCTTTAATTTGTGATTGTGGATGAGAAAACGAAACTGTCGGAGAATTTATTGTATATCCAATACCTCCAGTAGAAATTGCAACATAAGAAATTGTACCTGCAACTGATACTACTGCTGTCCCAAGTCCTGATAATGTTTCTTTATTATCAATTATTAATATATTATCTTCTGACCCTTGAATTGGATCAACATCATTAAATAGAGGATATGCATTATTTACATATATTGACGTGTCTGTAGTATTTAAGTTTTTAATAATTCTAGTTGTAGGTCTAATTGTCGGAATTAAATTTGGTCTTGCTTTAGAAACTAAAGAACCAAGAATAACTCTATCTTCTGTTTGTTTTGTCCATTTTAATGGTCTAATTTTATCAGAATTTGTATTGATGCCAATACTATCATAATTATAAGTATCAAGTTGATCTGATGCTACAATCTTTTTAACTACTCTTTCGAATTGTTCTCTATCCAAATTGTCATTAATATTTTCACCAATTTGAACAATGTCCCCCTCCTTAATTGTTTTTAGTGGAGTAACAGTTTCTACGTCTAAAGACGAACCTCTGTAAAATATAACAGAACATAATGAATTTGGTTTTGGTGCTTCACTAAAAACTATCCTAGATCCAAAGAAGGTATAAGCTTCACCAGGAACTTGAAGTATATCATTCAAATATATAAAAATATTATTTTGCAATACAATATCAGATCCAAATTCTTTTCTCAAATCAATTATTTCAGTAGTTCCACCATTAGTTTGTGTTAATGTAAATTTTTTGCGAAATCCATTAAAATATTGAGAAAAATCATCAAAATAAATAAATTGTCCAGGATAAAACCCACTAAATTTATCTGTTAAAGTTTCTGTCACTGTAAGTTTAAACTCTACAAATTCTGCACCAATCGTTGGATTTGTAGTTAATCCGACTACTTTAAGAATATCCCCAACTTTATACCCAACTCCAGGATTATCTAAATTAAAACCAATAATATTTGAACCAGATCCAACTTGAACTGAAACTTTTGCATTAGTTCCAACTCCAGAAGAACCTCCAGTGTAAGCAACGCCAAGATTGCTGTATCCAAGAGGTAGATCAATATTTACATATACAGGGGAAGATGGCATATACCCACTTCCACCTCCAACAATTGAAAGTGAAGATAAACTACCACCAACACCAACAGTGGCCGTTATAGTAGCACCAGAACCAACATCAGAGGCAATACTGATACTTGGAGGAGTTCTATAAGCACTACCACCACCTTTTATAGTAATTGAGGTAATTGTCCCTGCAGATGAAACTGATGCTGTTGCTGCTGCTCCAATCAATGGTTGATAACCAAATCCAGTCGTAATTGCAACATTTACAATTTTTCCAGCATTTGGGACACCAGTTAAAAACTTAATAGTATTATTTCCGGGAGTATCAATTGAATAATCTACTTCTGGCCTTTGGAAAACATTGTTTATAAGTATAATTGGATTATTGTTAATATCTGTAGAACTATTTGTGTCTGTATACAATCCAACAACACCGTTTCCATTTGATTTTAAATTAAATTGTGTTGCTGCAATTCCAGTAAAATCAGCAGAAATATCATCTAAAATTAAATTTTTATCATTTGGACTTGAAGAATCAAATGCCCTAGAGAATGCTCTACCGGAGAAGAAAGATGATACTTTAAACTGAGGATCTGTTGATGCTATTGCTGGCCCATATGGTGGAGTAGAAAAATATATCACATCCTTTACAATATTAAAATCACCAGTATGAACAGTAACCGCAGAACCTATCGTATGCCCAGCAGCAACTGTTCCCATAAATGAACGAGCAACATCTATTTTATTCGTAGATCCAATACCAACAGAAATGATTTTTAAAAATTCATTGTTAATTTTTAAAATGTCTGATCCTGATATAGAATTAATACCAGAAGAAATATATATTGCGGTTGATCCAATACCGATTGATGTGGAAAGACCTATTGTGATATTTTTTTGATGAACTGCACTTTGGATTATATTATCTATAGAAATGATTACATTTTCATTTTGATTTTTAAAACTAAATGATTGAGTCCCAGTACCAAGAGATGTCAAATCAAAAGGAGATGAAATTGCTGTAGGTACTCCGCAAAGTTGAAAATTATTTACGTCAATTTTACGAACAAAAACATTTGATGGTAAAGTTGTTCCGGGTGCATGAAATGTCGCAGCAATTCCTATAGAGGTTCCAGCTCCAGAATTATAGATTATTTCTTGTCCACTTTGAAACCCATGATTTGAAATAATAAATTTATTATTTGCCAAATCAACAAAAGAAGTAGAAGAACTAACAAACTCATTATAAAATAATGAATTTCCTAAACTTTTAAGTTTAAATGAAGACAATCCAACAACTTCTCCACCAATTGTACTAGTAATTCCTGTAAATTGTGAACTAATATCATCAATTGATGAAACTTTATTGGTTTTATTTAATATAAAATTCATCAATTCAACTCCTTCTGGAAAATATATTCTTTCCACAGATTCGTCATCTAACACATCTTCTTCATATACCATTGAAAAATTGTGTTTTGTGTGCAAAGAATTAAAACTATCCATATTCACAAGCAATGTTGTTTCTGATGATGCAATAGAAACTTTCATATTTGTAGATTTGGCAATTCCAATATTGACTGGACCAATATTGGGCATTGTAATTATATCTAAATCAGAAAACTCTTTAAATCCAGACGGATGTATAATTGATTTTACAGATTCTTTCCAAGTCGAATATGGAATTTCACTTTTGATTGAATATGAAAATTTTTGATAATAATTATTATCTGATATTCTTTGTTGATAATCATTCAAAATACCATTTTTATCATCAAAATCATTAATTTTGTCTCTAGAAACTCCTAGAGATGCAGAAAGGTCAAATGTAGATACAAATTTTACTACTCCATTTAATTTTGATTTTTCTCCATAAAGTTTATCGCCAACATTTAATACTCCTTTGGAATTTATCAATCTTAATTGATTTATATCATTATCCCAACCATCTTCCATTACTTGTGCCGAAAAATTTGTAGATGATACTTTTTCTCCAGAAAAATATTGGGAATCATCAATTATATTCATTTCAAAAATGGGCATATCTTTTTTGTTGACAACATGACCAAAAGTAAAATCAGAATTATATAAACCAAAATCCGCATTAATTGGTTGCAGCCCATTCATATTATAGTTTATAGTCCTAGTGGTTGTGGTTATTCCTGTCACTGTGAAAAAGTTATACCCATAATCTTTCGAATTAAAAGTATTTTTGGTTTTAGTTGCATCAGTCAATCTACATTTTTCAATAAAAATACTATCACCAATTGCAAATGGAAATTTTGTTATTGTTGACCCATATCCAATTGCGATTGGTTCGAATAAAACCGGATCATTTACTAAATTTATTGTTCCATCTCCAGAATTATTCACATTTATATCATCAATTTCATATCCATTTGAATTATTATACGGAACAATGTTAAATGGATTTTTTAAATTAAAAACATTTTTTGTTATTTCTACATTAATTACAGATCCACCTTGAATTTTGGATGTCAGTTCGATTTGATCATTTCCAATAACTTTTAATTTTGGTGGAGTATTGTAATTTTTTCCTCCTGTTAAAATACCAATAGAATCTACTCTAGATATTTCTTTAATAATACAAACAGCAGGAACACTCAACTGTGGCAATATAGTAGGATCTGTAGGGTAGTCAAATCCATTTTTAATTCTATCAAGTGATAAGATTTCTCCAATTTCATCTGAAATTGGTGTTAATGATGCAGATTTTCCAGAAGAAGTTTTAACAAAATTTATAGATGGAAGAATTGGATAAGATATTCCTTTTGAATTAATTTTGATTTTTGATATTGGACCACTTGCATTTTTAGAATCTGTATCATAAAAGACTGAGGAAATTCCTGTCGTTTGTGTATATTCTACATATTCTGGTTTTTGTTTTAAATTAAATTTAAAAATATTGGAACTGACACCAATAATAGAGTGTTCGCTTGATAGGTTACTTGATCGAATATCGATTCGATTAAAACCAAAAACTTCTTTATCAATAGATAATTGATTTTTTTCTGGATCTGAAGATACTGGAGTAAAATTATAATAAAATGTTTTTGGAATGAATCTCTCCTTAGTTTGCAAACTTACTGAGGTATCAGTCCTTCCAATTGCTAATGTATTTTCTTGTTTTTTATCAATTTCAAATTGTTTTTTAAAATCTTGATCTGTATAAAAATTTAATATAAATTTATCATTATTGTTATTGTTTATAGACAAATTTGATACATCAAATTCTATTTTATTTCCTTTTGAAAATGATAGTGGCGGATTTATAAGAGCAATATTTTGAGTACCAATTCCAGCATTAGAAAATGATATTCCCAATCCAATAGTCACGTCATAAGAATATTTACAAAGTTGTATTTTATCTGGGTGCTCTTTTAACACATAATAAACTGATTCATTTTCTAAACCACCAATAGCAGTAGTTCCAGAATAATAAACAATTTTATCTCCATTTTTTAATATATTAAGTCCAATATCAATTGTTGATGTAGAACCGGTAGAAACTTTTGCTGTAGAAAATCCTATAAGACCGGTTGTAATTTTTCTATTTTTTTTATCAAATCTAAAAGATACATTTTCTGTCCTTGATGGTATAATTGTAAATTTAATTTTATCCCCACCAAGTAAATTGTGGGGTTCTGAAGTAGACACAATTCCAGAATAATTTTCAACTCTTGCAGTTACTGTTTTATATGTTGTTTTGAATGAATTTAAATCGCTAACATTTGCATTGGATATAAAATACAAAGAGTTTAATGTACTTCCAATTCCAATTGAAGTAGTAAAACCCAATGTAGATATTCCTAGATAATTATTTCCCAAATTTACAGCATATATTGTTTGGTTTTTAGTTAAACTGAATGATAAAGAAGGATTGCTATCATATACACTTACTCCTATACCAGAACCAACAGGACAATCATATGTTAATTGTTGTCCAGTATAAAAATTATGATTCGGAATATAAATCACTCGTGATGGAACAAATCTATTCACTATATTACTTATTCCAATACCAACAACTGAATAATTAGTTCCAGTAGTTCCAAATCCGACACTATTTTTTGGGTTAAAATATATTTCTCGATTTTCTGGTAAAAATGAAGAAATTGGGTTAACTTCGGTAAATTCAAACTTTTTAGGAAGTAATCTCACACTTTCGATTCCTGCAGTATGAATTCCACCAGAAGAAGATCGGTTGACTAATAATTGTGATGTTTCTGGTATAATATTCGTAATAATTAATATTTCTGTTCCAATTTCAATTGAATCATTAACTTCAAAACCAGAAATATCCGTAACATTTATATTTGTGGAAACTCCAGTAACACCAATGTTTTGTAAACTAGATGTCAATCCAACTACTTTTTGATTTACAAATATAGTTTTTGTACCTTCAAGTTGAGATAATGAAAATGCAGATATTCCTGAAATGATTATTTTATCATTAGATACTAAATTATGTACAGTTGAAGCAATTCCTACAATTTTATTGCCTCTGGTTGCAAATACAACATCATTGAAAGTAGATACTCCAACAATTAAATTTGATATTGTTTTTCCAAACACTCTATCAATTTCCGCACCTGCACCTACTCCTTCTTTTTCGTTTTTAAAAATTATAGCATCTTTTGCACGATAATTTTCACCAGAAGAATCAATTGATATAGATGTAATACCAGATTTTTTGATTTGTTTTACTATAAAATCCTGTTTTAACTCTGGAGCATTTTTAGTTAAAGCATCATAACCAGAGTTTTCAGAATCCAAAAAGTAATTTGAGGTATTTCTTATTAAATTAAGATTCTTGAAGTCTAAATTTTGAGTAAAAGTAGGATCAAAATTTTCAATAACTGGAATATCTTTAAAATAATTTCCAATTACATATGGATATTTTGGATTTGTTTCCTTTGTATCTCCATTAGATATAATCTCAAAAGTCGCAAAATAGGCATATGTTCCATATGGATATTCTGGTGTTGTGCAAAATCTTCCATTATATTCATCCAAATCTCCAGAAGAATCAAACTTATAATCGTTTACAAAATAACCATTATCAAAAGAATTTGGTCTTTCTTTACCATTAGGTTCAGATTTTTTTTTGTAACTAGAATTAATTAATTTAATAGTATTATCTGTTATACTAGTTCTTCCATATGGTCCATAAATCGGATTTCCATCATAAGCCCATCCAATAATTGGACTATGTTGGGGTGGTGTTATTTCGGTATTATTATCATTATTAATATTATCACCGATATTTTTTCTTAATGCTTTTGGTAGATAAAAATTAATTACTTTTAGCCCAAGAGATTGGTCGATATTTGGAAATGTTATTGTTTCGTCATTTCCACTAAATTTATTTTTTTTAACTTGATTGATTTTCCACTCAAATACATTTGCAATAAATTGTAAATCTTTTCCTCTTCTGACTACTTCTATTCTTGTGTTTGATTTTGTATATCCAACACCATCATCAATAACCAAAAATGAAGTAATTTTTCCGTCTGTAATAACTGGTTTAATGTCAGCATATTTTCCTTCCCCATAAATTATTACTTCAAACCCATTATCATATCCTTTTCCCGAAAAAATAATTTGAATATCTGTAATAGATCCATTTATAATTACCGGTTTTAGCAAAGCAGAAGTAATTGGTTTTAAATTAACATTTGGCCTTCTGTGAAAATTAATAATCTCAGAAGAACCATAAGAAACCCCACCATTTTCAATATAAACACTCTCGGCACTTCCGAGCACTATTGGAGTCAGTATTGGGGATACGATTGATGTTGAACCTATTCCCGATAAAGTCTCTATTTTAATACTAATTGGAGGATATGCAAATGTGTGCGTACCAACTCCTAAAGAATTAAATTTAGTGTATTTTTTATTAATATAATTTAAATTAGTTGATGTAGTTCCAATACCAGCATCAGATAGTTTAAATTTATCTTTATCAATAATTGTAATATAATATTCTGTAGTAGTGGATAATCCAGATATTGAAGTACCAGTATGAGAATATATAACAAAATCACCATTTTTAAATCCATGCATTTTGGCAAAAATGTAATCATCAAATGTACTAATCCCAGAAATTTGATAATCCAAAGACGGATATGAAACAGAGGATACTTTAACTAATCTATTTGAATATCCAGAACCTGGATTTTTTACATAAATTTTATTAATAATATTTTTAATATTAAGAGTCCTAAATTCATGAAATCCAGAACTTATACCAGTAATATTAATAGTGGCAATTCCTACTAAAACGTCTGATATATTTTTATGTAATTTGATTTGTTTTGGATTTATAATATTTACGAAATATTTTGAGTTCTCTATTAGTCCAGGAACAACTGTATTTCCATTTGAATGATATACTATTTCTTCATAATTAACAAAATTGTGATTACTTATAAATGTTATTGTATCTGTAGAGGTATCAATCGATTCTGAATCTGATTTAAATATTGCAGTAATATTTGTTTTAACTAAATTGGGTTCTAATACTGCACCAGAACCATTACCACCCATTAAAGTTAATATTGGTTTTTTGACATATCCAATTCCTGGAGAATTTATTTGTACTTCTTTTAATGATCCAGAAAGAATTAAATTTGCTTTACATTCAGATCCAATGTTTTTTATGTTTAAACCAATACCTACAGAATCACTTATAATTAATTCGGGAGGATTTATTACATCATAATTTTTTCCTGGATTTGTTATTTGGATCGAATCTACTTTTCCATAATAAATATTCTCATCAAATAGAGTAGGTGAATATAACTCTACGCCATTAATAAATAATCCAAGATTTCTATTGAATGTGGTTCTGCTAGTTTCATTATCAAAATAATTAAGATTGTCGGTTAAATTAAATTTTCTTAATATTTTTTGATCTTTAATAGTTTTATTTTCATAACCAAGTTTAAAGATAAAACCATTTGTGGTTGCAATACCAACATTAATATATTCTTCAGCAAATAAGTTATTATCACTATAGGATAATGATATATTCTCGTCATTGATTTTTTTTACAAAATAAATTCCAGTTTCAATTCCTACAGAAGTTTTTGGATCATAATAAATTTTATCTCCAGATGATAAATTATGATTAATTATTTTCAAAATTGTAGTTGACCCTGTTCCTATAGGAACAACTTTTTTTGTATCTGTAGAACTAATTTCATAATTTGGAAAACCAGAAGTTGTTACATATAAATATTTTCCTTCTTTGTCGATATAAGTATTTTGAATTGCTGAATTTATACTTGATATACCAATAAAATTTAAAAAATTAGTTTTATTAATTGTTTTTTGAATTCTAATTTTATTAACATCCGAAATATCGAATCCACTTTCACTTGCTTCTAAACCAATTATAGTAGAATTTGTAATACCCGTAATTTTTGCAGGTATATTTTTTGGAATTGTGGTTGCAATATTAATAATAACCTTTTCATCTTTGTAAAATTTAATATTATCTTTTAATGTTATGGTATAACTACCAGCAGCATTAGATGTTATTCCACTTATATTATGATATGTTGGTATATTATAAATCCAACTATCAAAATTTGTATTTCCTGATAAGTTTTTTCCAAAAGAACTGAGTGATATTTTATCTCCAATTTTTAATCCAGAAGAATTTTTAGTATCAATTTTATCAATTACACTAATAATTCTAAATTCATTTAAAGATGGTGTATCTGATTGGTTGTCATATGCATATGCTAATTTGCTTTCGTAAATAAAGTCTCCAAAATTTAAAGTTTGGTCAATACCAGTAACATTTAAAAATTGAGTACTCGTTTTATCTGTATATGATAAATTTAATTGTGTTAAATCTGTTTTTTGTGCAATAATTGTTCCTGACTGTGCAAATCCAACTGTAGAATCGACAGTAATTGTATTATTTGATGCAAGAACAGTTTCAACTACTTTAGTTGATCCTGTAATTTCAAAGTTTCCAGTAAAAGATGTAGAATCTAAAGATACTTCATAAAAATCTTTATCCCGTATTGGCCTATACTCAACATTATAGATAGCAGCAGTAACTGTACCAATTCCACTTATAAATTGATTTAATGTTTCGCCCTTTAATGAAGTAGCATTTTTCCCAGAAATTTTTTCAACTAAAATATTTTTTGTTACAAAATAATTACTGTCAGATGGACTCAACATATATTCTTGAGGATTTATTGTTTCTATTTCTGATCCATATAATATCGAAAAAAGAATTTTAAAAGATTGTGATGTTCCTTTTGAAGAATAAAAATCCTTTGCTCTTGATAAAATATTTCCCAAAGAAATATTAGGAGAAAGATTTCTTTCTTCAAAACCAGGCAAAAACTGATATTTAAATTTTTTAAATATTTCAAAGAAGAATATAAAATTTAAATTTTGTAAAGGTGTATCTTTTTTATGTTCAGATGCTTCAGTAATTGAAAAATTTAAAAGTCCTGGATTATTATCTTTTTCTAAACTATCGATACCACTAAATCCACGAATACACCCAGTAAATTTATTTGTTGTTATTCCTGTATAAGTAATAATTTCATTATCAATTTTAATTAATCCATATTTACTTGGATATCCAATTGTATGAGATACGGAAATAGTATCATCAAAAGATAAAACATCATCTGTTAATATCGAAGGAACATTTAGATCTATTAATGTTTCACTATTAAAATTTTGTATTTTTTTATATTTTTGAATATTAGATGATAAGTCTACTATTCCTGTTTGATGTTCCTGTGATGTATAATATTGATCTAAAAATTCCTGAAAAAGTGGTGATTCCTCATTCAAAAATTCAGGAATTTGTGAATCTAAAATGTGATTGATTTTTATTCTTTTGATTTCCGTCATCTTATCTTGTATAGTATCCGTTTAAATAACTCGATGTTGATGCATATTCAGTAGCAGAAGTATTTTCTCCTGAACTGATTACATCTTGTATAGTATTTACCACAGTATTAAACATATCTATTTTTAAATAAATATCCTTTAACGCAAGTATATCATTTGATTCTGGCATTGCTTGTATTTCTATTGTATTATTTGGCAATGATGTTGATGAAATATTTACTATATTTAATTTGATTTCTCCATTTAAATAATCAACTGTTCCTGCATTCGAAGATACAATTGTTGGAATATTATTTACAAGTTTAAAAAATATTATATTTCCAGTTAAAGAATCATTTGGAGAATCAGTCAAGTATAAGGTGTCTGCAACATCTTTAATATTAAATCCTGAAGATTTGATATTATATTTTTCTGTTTTTTGGTGAAATTTATTTCCAAAACATATTTCATATGTAGCAAACTTATTCAGTTCTGCCGAAAGATCTCTTCTCATTCTAACTTTAGTGATATTTGAAGTAATTGCTCGATTAGTATTATCAATTATTGTATTTAATTTACTGTATTTAAATCTTCCTCCAAAATTATTTACATCAGAAGAATTTGAATAAAAACTTAAACTATTTAAAACTTGATTTTTGAGCAAAACAGGATCAGAAGTAAATGATGTGTCATAATAAATTGTAGAATCAATTTCGACATATAAGTATTTCAAATCGATAATTTCCGGTTTAATCCCAGCAATTGAATATTGTTTTAGTTTTTTCTTAATTTCATTTTTTGTAATTTCTGATAGAAAATTTCCATTTCTTGGTTTGATTGAAATAAAAACTTTTCCATATTGTGGTGGTGTCAGTTCATCACCACCATATGCAGTCACCGAATCTACATTCGAATAAAGAAAAGGAATTAAACCTTTATAATCATTTGCAGTTACAGCTCTATATTGAGAAGCATATACTCTTGGTGCAAGATATTTGATTGAGTCTATCGTTTCAATATCATCTCCATTTTCTGATGATACTAGTGTAGTAACTAAAGAAATGCCACTTGTAATATTGTTTCCGTTATTATCTTTAATATTTCCAGAAAAAGTAAAGTTTGCAGATCCATTTGCGGATTTTCCATTAGTTACAATATAAGAAATATTAATTACACTGCCGTTTTTTGGTTTTTTTCCTATAAGATCATCACCAAATAAAATTTGATATTTCTCATCATCAATTTCTTGAATTAAAAATAATTTAGATGTTTTATCTACATTTATAAAATTTTCATATAATGAATATACTTCAGTTGTAGTACCAGTTGTAGTCACACGAATTGTTGATGTATCTACATTTGAATTTGGTATTATAAATTTTTGATTTGATTGACTATAATCAATTGTATATTGTTTTGTTAAATAAGATCCTTCGTAAATATCTAAATTATTAAAAATTGCTTCATTTAAATTATTTACGGAGACTGTTACCTCAGATGGTATTGAGAATATATAATTACCATCTTGAACTGCTCCTAATGCAACTGGACCTGCCTTTAATGTTACTGTTTTAGATTGATATGATTGCGTATTTACTGAAAAATTTATTTTTGCTTTGGAAGCTCTTTTTGAACGAGGCACATAACCAATATTACGAGCATGAGAAACTACATTTTCTCTTAATGTTGCACTATCTAAAAATGCTTCATTTGCTTGCATATTAGTATTATATGCAGTAATATATGAATTGTATGCAAGAGTATCAATCAGGACGGAAAAATTTGATCCTTCAAAATCGAAGTCAGTAAAATTAGAATTTGATCTCAGATAGTCTTTAATCTGAGCACGTAAATCATTAAAATCTAAATTAGTAAACTGATTAAATGCCATTATACTCTAGTTGGTTGTAAAATAAATTCTATATTTTGAATAGGAAAAGGCAATCCAACAATATCATATGAAATTTTTATATTTAAATTATTTAAATCTTCTATAAATTCAAGTAAAACACTTTTTAGATTAATTCTTGGTTCAAAGTTATTCAATAAAGTTGTAATTTCTTCTTCCAAAAAGGAGAATGTGTCAGAATCTCCTACTTCAAATAATGTATTATCAACTGATGTTCCTAATAAATCATTAAAAAATCTTTCATTTAAACGAGTCCTAACAAGATTTATAACAGATTTTTTAATAGCATCTTCATTTTTTAAAATAACCAAATCATTAGTAACTGGATGTTTCGCAAAAGATAAACTGATATCTTTAAAACTACGAGAAATTGTTACTGCCATTCATTTGTTTTTCGCCTTTATATATCTATAATACTTTTTACCAAGTTTTTCCATAATTTGGTTCCGTTCCATATTCCCAATCATCATAATCCTCATCATTACGAATTTTTTCATGAAGATCAGTTTGTTTTTTTAAATCATGATTGGGTGCCAAATCATGCATAATTTCTTGAATGATTCTTTTTGGCGGTTCTGTTTTATAATCCGTAATCAAATGTGTAGTTCCCCACATTTGACGCATATATTCTTTGTCTCTATCGACTGGTAAATTAGACATTTTTCTCCTGTTTTAAAAATAAAACAGAACTTTTATGATGGAGGTTTCTATCTCCAAATATATTTAACGATTTATATTTCTTATGTTATAATTGCAAGAATTAAAATATTTTAAAAGTTCAATTGCAATAATTTTTGGATTTCCTTCACCGCAAGTGTAAATGTCTACTGTTAGGCATCCATTTTCTGGCCAAGTATGACAAGAGACATGACTTTCTGCAAGTGCAATTACGATAGTGCAACCTTGAGGAATAAAACGATGAGAAAAAATATTTAGTATTGTCATTTTAGCACGTTCGATTCCACGTACCATAATCTCCCGAATAATATCACTATCATTCAGGAGATTAAAATCTATATCGTATACCTCCAAAAGGAGGTGAGTACCCATTGAAAATTTTTTCAATTTTCGGTCTAGTGAAAAAATCTATTTATTATGTTTTTCTTCTATAGTTTGGTAAAAATATTCATCAGTGTCTCCAAGTCTACCCCAACTTATATCATTTTCAACTTCAAAATATTGAGTTGACACTTTAAAATCTGGAGTTTTTGCATTTGTTGGAGTTAATGATACATCGTAAATACGACAACGATTATTTGGATATAATGCATACTGTCCATTTTGAAGTTCAATTAAATTGAATGATTTGTGTTCTTGTGGTATTTCGCTTACACTATAATCGATTTGATCTGCTCCTTCGTGATAATTATCTAATGTTGAAATATATGATCCGCTAATTTCTCCAAAATTACGAGTATAAATTTTCCAATGCATCGATCCAATAAATTGTTTATGTATATTTGTTACCCCATAATCCATACAATTCCAAAATTGTAAATTTTGCAAATCTAAGTCTGGATCTGGTAATTGTGGACGAGACAAAAAAGCAGAAATTGGTAATTTATCGAACATTGCCGCATATTCTGGTAAATATGTTTCAAAATAAAAAGCACGTCCAGGTATAGATTTTGCCGATATCCAAACACCTTCTACGAATTCTCCATGTCCATCTTTTAGGTCTAAAAGATATTCTTTACGTACCCATACTTTTTGGGCTGGTAAATTAGTAATTAAGCAACTCATCCTTTACCTTGACCTCTATATTTTTTTCTAGAATCATTACGGCTTGTTTTTGAATATCTAGTATTTTTTCCTTGCCCCTGACTAGTGTTTTTTGGAGTGCTTTCGATTTTTGCTTCTTTTTTATTTAAAGCCATTTTTTTATTTTCCTCTTATGTTTAAGAAACGGTTTTTGACGAATTTTTTATAAGAACTATAAGAACTATAAGAACTTACAAAATAAGTAAGTTCTTATAGTTTAATCCTATGAAAGAAGATGAGAAAGTTCTGAGAGAAGTTTATGCATATGCATTTATATTCTCAAATCACTCTCATCTTTTCATGACCTACACGAATCTGTGGATCACACCAGATTTCAAATCCTGCTTCTTTTGCATCTAAACAGAAAGAAACATCTTCTCCACACATATCTTGAACTTCTCCAGATTCAAATACTTGCATCTTAGGAGCAAACCAAGGGTATTCGAGATTTTCAAATACTCCTTTTTTAATCAGTACCCATCCAAATCCCGTATAATCAACTGTAAATGATTTGCGCCTCTTGCTCATTGTATCTCCAGTTTCATGATTCATGACTCCTCCATTGCCCCTAAAATCGTCCTCCTCTAACCAATGAGCAACTGAGGTAGTATGACCATCTTCAGTCATATACCAACCTGCTGCGATGTCTTTATCCATTGCTACAAGACGATAAAACTTTTCAGTATCAAATACAATATCACTATCAATCCATAATTGATAATCATAATTCAATTTTCCATCCCATGGAACTTGCTTTGGTCCTCGTAGTACATTTGCACCAAGGCATTTGCAACGTGCAAAGTTTACCATGGAAGAATAATCCTGTGATATTTGAATGCTTGCACCATTCTGCACAAGATCAAAACATAACTGAACAAAATTTTTCAAATATGTATATGATACTCCACGACCTGGAAGACAAAATACAATAGACTTTCCTTTAATTGATTCTTTAGCTGCCTGTAAATTAAATTCACCATCTGATGATGTACTTAATGGTGCCTTTGCTTTAACTGTAAATCCTTTTGCCATAAAAATTAAAATCCCCAACGTTTATATTATATCACCACAATTCAATTATTGCAAGGTGATTTCGATTTATTTAGAATAACTTCAATATCTTTATCATTTCCCCCAGAAGTCCATACAAGTCCTCTGATAAGTTTCAGATTCTCTTGTAAATCATTCTGAGGGATTTGATCTAATATACTTACACCCTTTACCTCAATATTATAAGTATTCATCTTCTTCTATCTTTCGGAGTAACTCTGTGAGTTCTCCTTTTAGTGAATTGTTAATTATTAATACCTTATCTGTGTCCAACCTATGATGAACTGTTTCAATTAGTAGATCTTTTTCAAATTCGTCAAATTCTAATTTCATCTTTTTATCTTGATACTTAAAAAATATATATACACAAATATTTTTATGGTGCCTTCTTTTTTTGTATATTTTTTTCCTCGGAATTTTTTTTTATAAGATGGTAAGTATCTTTGAAATCTAAAATGGACTCTTATATACTCTCTCGGTTTGGAACCTTTGTAGGTTAGGGTAGTTTGCGGTTTTCACTTTAGGCATCGGTTTATAATAACAAACAAACAACGTTGAATATAACTGTCAAAACAGTGCTGTATAATACTTTACACGAACTACAAAATGTTGATTATTATTTTAAATTGATTGATTTTAATATAAACTATACCCGGGGTATGTGAAATAACTGTACCGGGGGTACTAGAATTATGAGAACTGAGAGTTTTCCACAGGACGATAGAAGTTTTCCACAGGTAAACGAAGAGTTTTCCACAGGTATTCCACAATCTTATGAGGTTTTCCACAGGTTTGTGTAGTTTTCCACAGGTAAACAAAGAGTTTTCCACAGGTAAACAAAGAGTTTTCCACAGGATGATAGAAGTTTTCCACAGGTTTATGAGAGTTTTCCACAGGGTAAATCTTATAAACCCTTGCAAATACTACAACTACTTCTAAACCTGTGGAAAACTATTACAACGAACAGTTCTTATACTCTATACTACCACGAACAACCTGTGGAAAACTACTTTTCCACAGGACGAAGTAGTATCATACTCACAGATGCACGAAGTTATTATCTCAGTCCACGAAGTCATTATAACACACGAAGTCGGGGGTCGTCAAGTGTCTCAGAATGTGTCGGAAATCTTATAATCCCTTGGAAACACTTGACAAATAAACTGTGCTGTGTTATAATTAACAGGCTTAGAAGACAATAAGAACTTATAATACTCTATAATAACAGTCATTATACTATAATAACACAATATAACACATATGTTTTAATTAACATTAATTAATGATTTCTAATTACATCAATAGCAGACACACATATTACATTTCTTGTACTTTAGCAATCGCATCACAGATAAATGTAGTCAGTAATATACACTGACCAGAGAGATCACATACTACATAAACAGTTTGCTTTGTGTGAATGTCTTGAGTGAAACGGATAGTCATTTGAGTAATGAATGAAGTGAGTTAATAATAAGAATTAAGTATTCTAAATCATCTTTGCGGGAGACCCACATGATTGATAGAACCTTATCATTGACAGTGCTTCTTTCATACTACTAAACGATTGAGTTCTCCACTCTTCTAGCAATCCCTCTGATGGATAAGGAACTTGGTATTGTATCATAAACACTGTTGCTGTTGAAGAGATCATTTGAGAGAAAGGTTTGGGACAAATAACCAGACGTATTCACTATATTCAGGTTCAATTCCATTCACAAGAAATTCAGAATAAATTGCACTGGCACTATCATAATCCTCTGTGCAAATTAAATACTCAAGACGATCCTTAAATGTTTCAATCAGTTCATCAATGCAGGTTTGTTTGGTCATTTGATTTGTGAAAATAAAGAGATTAACCTTTAAGGATATCATCAATGATTTGATTTGCTGTAACTGCTAATTGATCTACCTTCTTTCTATTAGGTAAGAAGGTG